ATGTGTCCAAAACAATCAGATTTCAATGAGTTGAAGGGCTGGACTCCACCAGTTTTTCATCAGGGAAAGGAATGTTATGTTTCGTTTACGGCATTCTGTCCAGAGACCGGCAAGATGAGGAAAAAGAAATTTATGCTTGACAGAATCAAGAGCAAACGACTTCAGAAATTGAAGGGAAAGCAAATGTGTCAGCGACTTACAGAAAAACTGCTCGATGGCTGGAACCCATGGATAGAGGCAGAGAGTCCGTCAGAATACACTACCTGGGAAGAAGTGTGCTACAGTTATGAGAACTATATCGACAAGATGTCAAAGGAGAAAGGCTTGCGCCCTGAGACCATTGCAAGCTACACAAGTTATCTGAAGATATTGAAAGAATGGATTGAAGACAAAAACGTGCATTATAGCTATCAGTTTAATCGGCGCATTGTCGGCAAGTTCCTTGACTATGTGTTTGTAGAGAGGAACGTTTCTCTCCAGACCAGGAACAACTATTTGTCATGGCTCAAGACCTTCTCGAAGTTCATGCTCGCAAGGGCTTTCGTCAGCAAAGATCCTACAGAGGGGGTGCCATCATTAGTCCACAAACACCTGAACAAGAACCGTGACTCCCTATCCGAATCAGATTTGATAAGACTGAAGGAATATCTGCAGGCACACAACAAGCACTTTCTGCTTGCCACATACATCTTATATTATACATTCCTGCGTCCTCACGAGATGTCATGTATAAAGATAGAAGACATCAGCATAAAGGGACAGACAATAAGAGTATGGGGAGAGAATGCCAAGAACCACAATGATGCAGTGGTGACGATGCCGAAGAAAATCCTTAAACTGATGTTGGAACTTGACGTGTTCTCTCATCCAGGCAGCCACTATCTGTTCAGCCGTGACTTCAGGCCAGGAACTGAATATCGGAGCGAGAAATGCTTCAGAGACTATTGGAGCAGAGTCTTGAGAAAGGAACTGGGATTCTCTTCCCGATACAAGTTCTACTCTCTGAAAGACACAGGCATAACGAATATGTTGAGAAAGAATATCGATGCGGTATCCGTTAGGGACCAGGCAAGACATTCAAGCATTGAAATCACGAACATCTACGTATCGAAGAGCGACATGAAAGCCAACAAATCGCTCCTCGACTATGATGATGATTTCTAATCCAACGGATAGAAAGTTCCTTCTATGACATCTGACAGGCGCCCGTTGACAACTTCATGCTTCAGCTGCTGGCAGTAGAACCTGCGGTTGCAGATATTGAATATGCGGCGGGCGTCTCTCAACTTGAAGCTTCTGAACTTTATCACATATACCTCAGAAAAATCTATATCCAGTTGGTTTTGCCAATACGTATTATACATCCCATGCAGACCATTAATAGAGAGGTCGAAATTTCCTTCCGTATTGATTCTGAACATTGTTTGATTATCCCAAAACCTGTTATCTGTGAGGAATTTTGTCATTGTCATCTGCATAAGTTTGCTGTTGATGCTCATGGGGGTGACAAAACCATTACTGTAGACATCCGGCTGCACTCCAATATAGAAAGCGACGAACAGATTCTCCTTAACTGCTTCTTCCCCCGTTTCTCCATCATGAAGACGCGTGATGAGCCCTGTCTTTTCATCTTCCGAAGATGAGGGCTCATCCGTATCGGAATTCTCAGCAAGGGGCAACGGATAGACCATATAATTTCCTGCCGCAGTAGAATTGCCCGTCCTGTAACACCAGACGATTTCCACGGGAACGATATCCAGTTCCATGTTGTCATCCGATTCCTCTTCGATTCGAGGTCCGAACTGATTGATCATCTTGAGTGTGGCCCACGAATCCGCTGCTGCAGCCAGGACATAAGGGAAATCAGAGAATGTCTCCATGGTTAGGGACAAGGGCATCTTGTATGCCACCATCTTGTCATATTCGTCTTTCACCGCCTGTGGCGTATTCTGGCTGCTGATGAAACCGTCATTGCCAATTATAGAATAGAAGATGTCATACAAAGCGGAAGGATACCATTTGGCAGGATATGAGGGGGCGGGAGAAACCTGTTCTATAAGAATCTTCCTGACAAGCTCCTGGTCCAGTGAATAGAACTTATAGAGATTTGTGTCTGGAAATTTGTAAGCGATATTGTGATAGACGATATTGTCTGGAGGTTCCTGGTCATATTGTTTGTTTATATCTCCTATCACATCATCAAAGTCGATAGCTTCCACCTCTGCTGTTTCGTAATAGTCTACAGCATTCAGAATATCCACCTCCATTGTAAGGTTGTCTACGACAAAACAGACAGCACAGAGATTCTCAACTTGCGACAGGAACGACTCTACGGTCCAGTTCTCCACCATCATATTATAATATAATGTGTCATGGCTATGTACGACAATCAGCCTGCTCAGTTCCTTGTGCTCTCCGATATAGTCATTTACGAGATTATACCCAAGCGCTTCCAGTACTCTGCGGACTATCGCTGCAAGGTATGGCTGGGCACAAAAGCGTGTGCCTTTCCTGAATTTCAAATCCGCAGCTGTCTTTGCCGCTTCAATCTCATTGCAAATGGTCGACTTCAGATATGTACTGGAACCACTATACATCACATTCTCGAGCCACGACCTGAATGTCACCTTGGCGCATACCGGAGTGCAGACATAATCCCATTGAGGATATGCCCCCTGCAAAGAATTGAGAGCCGTATTCTCGTCGATGTCGGGGATGCACCCCAAATCAAGTTCTCTGAGGCGTTTGTCACTGCCAGCTATATAGTTGAATTCCGAATTGCCTGCCACGATCTGAATCTTCACGATTCGCGAATCAATCTCCAGTACGACTTCTTTTCCGCTGATGATGACTCCCTTTTCATAATAGAGGACAGCCGACCTGCCAATCGGACGCTTGGTCACGTCAATGCGGTGCATGTTATTATAGATTCTCGCATTCTGGGGGTCAGCAAGCGATATGTCTATATCGAGCGTGTGCTGTCCCTCAGAAGTAAAGAACGGATTTCTGTCATAGAATTCCAGTGACAAGTCGGCTGCGAGGTTCACTCTTTCACCATCGATCATCAGTTTAATCATCTTCTTTTGCGTTTAACGTTAGATTTCATTTTGTTCACCAGTTTCTCTGCCTCTATTGTCCCGTGTTTGCCGGTAGCGTATGTTTCGGCGACTATCGGCTGCGAGAAACGGCGGTCGATGCCGTCAAGGCTTCTGACGACTCTTGCCAACACCGAGTAGAGTGCAGCATCACCTGAAGCACCTGAGGCCATACCATTGGCGGTTCTCTGCATTACTGTGTGTCCTCCGTTCCTTGCCATGGGGACGACGGCTGCCACATCCTCTGCGGACAACCTTGACACGCTGCCAGAACGTTGTGCCGCATCGATGAGATTCAGAATGGGCAGGATATTCGGGTTTGCCGTCGCGAAACGGTTTGCCACGAATTCATTGCTGTGCACAATACCCTGTGGCCGGTCCCACGGACCTGAGGAGGTAAAACCGCCTACTGCGAAATTCCCGATTGCCGTCTTTGCAGTTTCAAACGCCGCTGTAATTAGCGCTATTTCCGCCGCAGCTTTTGCTATACCGGCCAATCCCAAGGTGCTGATATTGTCTATCGTCCTCTTGGCTATAGCCATCACCATCGTCTGTTTCAGAGCATCGAGCGTCATCGAGAGAATTGATTTCAGAAATTCCTTGATGCTTGCTTTCTGCCCTGTGAGCAGATTTCCAAGCAGTTCGCCAAGCTGTTCTCCTGCCTGTGAGGCAAGGTCTGCTACAGTATGATAATAATCTTCGTATTTCTGTTGGCGCTTCTCAAGTTCCTCCTCCGTGGCGTCGGTGTCCGCTTTTTCAATCTCTTTAAGGATTTCGGCTTTCTGTTCTCCGTTCAGATTTAGCTCGTCAAGTTGTTTTTCCAGATATTCTTTCCACAGTTTTGCCCTTTCGCCTTGACTGATCTTGTCAAGTTTGCCTGCCTTGATGCTCTCCCGTTCTTGAGCATCGAGCAGAGCTTCGAACTTAGTCTGGGAATCCTTTATTATCCTCTCGGCAGAATCCTTGTCAGCCTTCTCAGTGTCTGCAGTATATTTAGCCTTCAGCTTTTTCAGCTTCTCCTGATATGCTTCTTCAGACAGCAGCCCCTTCTTGTGGGCATCGTCGAGCGTTGCCAGATCGTTGTCGTATTGTTCCTTCAGCTGTGCGAGCTCTGCTGCATGACGCTCTTCTTCCGTTGCATCATACTTCTTGTCGATTTCTTTGATCTTGTCCAGGAGCTTGATTTTGTACTCCAGGATCTTCTGTTGGATTTCCGCTTTCTTTTTGGGTTCAAGATTTGCGACATCCAGTTTCTTGTTGAGTTCCTCTATCTCCAGATCTTCTATTTTACGGTTATACTCCTGTTCTGTTTCGATTTCGCCATCAAGGTATTGTTTCTTGACCTCTGAACGTTTGTTTTCATATTCTGTAGTTATAGAATCGAGTTCCTTCTGTGTTTTCTTTCGGGCATCAGTTTCTGCCTTTCCCCTCGCACGTTCCAAAGCCTTGGCTTTCTTTGCGGCTTCTTCTGGGGATGTATAATGATTGCCCTTTCCATTGCCCTTTCTCGATCCATTTTCCCGTTGCTTCTCATCTGCGATTCGCTGGGCTTCAAGTTTTGCAAGTTCTTTCTGATTCTCTCGCAGTGCTTTCCGATAAGCAGCCTGTTGTTTGTCCAATGCAGAAATTGCATTCCCATATCTTATTGTCGCAGCTTCCAAAGAATTAAACGCATATCCCTCCTTTTCCAACGATGTCGTATAATCCCATCCCTTCAGGTTTCCATGCGAGAACAGTGTTTGAAGGGCATTCCTTCCTTTTTCCACATTTCTCAGCAGATCATTAAATCCTGTTGTTATCCAGTCATACCATTCCGTGTGGTCTGAATCCTTCGCATCCAGTTTCTTTTTCTCGATTTCTTCGAGTTTCATCTGCAGCGCTTTCGCCTGGGCGTTCAGATACAGAGACTGCGTATAATTCTCGATAGCCCTTGTTGCAGCCCGGGTGCTGATATTCTCGTTTGTCAACCATCCAAGGTATTCCGGACTGAGTTTGTTTATCTCTTCGATTGCCACCTTTCGCTCCTGGTCCGACAGGGCCTTGTTCCGCGCCACAGACACGAGAGCCATAAGTTTGGATTTCTCACCCTCCATTTCCACTGCTGCATTTTTATGGACCTCTGCAAGATCATTTTCTTTCTCAGTGGCATCGTCAACAGAATCTATCCAGTCTTTAATGACGGCAATTGCCACGAGAATAGCGGTTGCTGCAGCAGTCCAAGGATTCTGCATCATCGCGATTTTCAGGTTTTTGATGCCTGTTATGACCTTGTCGTTCCAAAATACCTGCAGTTTCTTTATCGCCACGTCGGTCTTCTCCAGCACGATATAAGTTGTAAGGAGCGCCGTTGCTGTGAGGATTGTAGTATTGTATTTCAGGAATATCGACACGATTGCAGATATAGCTCCAGCAACGCTTGTTCCAAGGCTTATGCCGTGCTCTACCAGAGGCAACAGCTTCTCGCCCAGTTCCACACTTATGTCATGAAAATGTTTCTTTGCCTTGTCAAGCCTCGCCTGCACCGTGTTGTTCTGCACATTGAATTCATCAAGAACACTTGTGCCATCGCTATACGCCTTGTTGGCTATTTCCTGTGCCTCCGTCACTTGGTCGAGATGAGAAGCGACTGACGAGAGAACCCCGACGGCACGTGTTCCGTCAAGCTTCATCTCTTCAAACATCGGTGCCATCTTGTCGAAACCTCCCTGTTCCTTCATTGCTCCGAGAAATTTCAGCAATGCCGCATTGGCATCGGTTTTCAATAGTTTTGTGAAATCTTTCACATTTTCTCCTGCAAGTTCGGCGAAACGTGCAGGTTCCTGATACATCTTCGTGATGAGCTGAGAGAACACGGTGGATGCCGTCGCCTCTTCCTGCATGTTCTGGTCGAGGGCAGATGCGAGACCCATTATTTGTGTCTGGGTGAATCCTGCCTGTATTGCCACTCCCGACAGGTCGGCGGTGAAGTCAACGATATATCCGGCATTGGCAGAGGAGCTTTGTGCAAGGTCGTTGACTGCAGAACCGGTGGCGAGCATAGCTCCGCGCAGCCCTTTCGTCTCATCCTCACCGAACATGTGTGCGAGCTTGCCTATCTTGTCCACCGCCCCCTCACCGAGGTCATCGCCAAGCGCCACGTTTATCTTGTCAGCTCCATCTACGAATTCCTCAACCATTTCTTTATTTGTGATTCCAAGACGGCCTGCAGATCCGGCAAGCTCATTGAGTTGTTCTCTTGCCGTTCGGGTATCCATTCTCTTGAAGTCCTCGTTCATCTGATGGACTTCCTCGTTGGACTGACCTGTGTATTTCCTCACGTCAGCCATCGACTCTTCCATTCGGGCGTAATCTTCCACATATTGGCGAGCGACATTTTGTACTTTAACGAAAAGTTGTAATGCTGACTGGGCTGAATAATACCATTTGTTGATAAAATCCGCTCCCTTACCTAAAACAGAGCCAAAGGTTTTTGCCTCTTCAGATGTAGCACGGATAGCCTTACGATGATCCGACAAAATTTTATTCAAGTCTGCTATCGATTTTGCAGTCCTTTCGTATTCTTCCGTTCCGATAGTCATCTTTTTGATGTCTCGCGTAAGTTCACGTATTCTCTTCTGTATGGAAGGAACCGTATTCTCGATTTCTGAGTTGTCAAGATAAACTCTTACTGTTCTGTTATATGTCTTTGCCATAACACCTTAAGTTTTTTACAATGCAAAATTAAATTCAATTTACAAATGAATGTAGGACGTGAAATAAACAGGAAAAAATTTGGTAACAACTTATATTTTCACTATCTTTACAACGTAAATCATAAAACTATATACTTATGTTCATACTTACCCCAGACCAAGCATTGGCATTTTTTATTATTCTGCTTATAATCTTCATGATTAAAAGCTTCAAGAATTGGACATATAAGGATTTGGATAAACTGCCACGATACAAGGAGGCGATACGCAGTGGCTACACAATAACATATTGTCGGGAGATGTTTTACAGAGATATGTGTTTCCGCAATGGGGAGTGGGTGCCAAAATCAGGACCTGACAATAGGGATGATCCAAATTTCATTACAAGAATGAGAATGAAAGACATAATACTCAGTGACAAGAAGCAATGGATGCTGACAGGTAAGCCCCTTGACAAGGTTTATAAGAACAGAAGTAGAGACTCTAAATTATAATGCTATATATATATACGAGGCAGGACAACCACCCTGCCTCGTTTCATTTTTTCTTCACTATCGAAATCCTGTCCAGCTCATCGAGCACATGTTGTGCCGAAGCGTCACCGTAATAGTCGCCGGCAATGTCGGCAAGTTCGTTGAGGTTCTTGTCGATGTTGGTATCGAGCCAGTCCACAGGGCGCCGGCGTATCGGTCCTGTCTTGACGTTCCTGCCAGGAATGCGTGAGCCCCGCACCACTGCACCGCCCTGATGGATATATCCGTTGCCCACACCATAGGCCACAAACACGCCATAGCGCAGGAATTTGAAAGCCACAGACTGCGCCACGCCGTCATCCTTGCCCTTCTTCACTGCCGAAGCCAGGCGTTTGCGCAGGTTGCCACTATATACCGTAGTCTTTGCAACAAGAGTTCCGAGGGAGCGACTTTTCACCTTTTCGCCCCACTCCGAAACCTTGCTGTTGAATTTCTCTGCAGATATGTCTGATTGCTTGTTCATAGACCGTCAGCATCAGATGTTCTCATATTCCCGCGTCGCATTGAAACATGGGCATGACTTGCGCCATTTAGTGCAGTCGTCAACGCTCCAGATGTCACGATGTCCCATTATGTGAGCGTGCGGATACCTCCGTCTTAGAGTTCGCAGCAGTTTCACCAATGCAATCCTCTGTGCGTCCGTCCTGTTGTCCAGAGGTATGCCTCTCGCATCAATGCCTCCTATATACGCCACATTGATTGAGGTCGAATTATAGCCCTGCACTCCATTGCTCACATATTCTTCAGACAGCAGCTGCGTAACAGTTCCGTCTGGGGCAATTACATAATGATATCCCGGATGTTGCCATCCCTTTAGTTTGAACTCCTGCAGGAGTCCTTTAACAGTCATCTTCTGACTGCTCGCCGTGCAATGCACGAATATTCTCTTTATTTTTCTCATGATTACCAGTTTAAGGAATTAAGACAGAGGATGTGTCGTACTGCGACAGCCAATGCTACGGCAAGACAGCCTCTTGCCACATCACCTCTGTTCCACTCTCCGTTGTAATAATGGCAGCGGTCGTTATCTTCATGCACTATCAGCGCAAGCAGTCCGAAGCCGCCACCGAAAAGCACGGCGATGAGAAAATACACCGCCATGCCCATAAGGTTTCTTTTTGTTCTCTTGTTCATGACTCGTCAGTTTACATGATTTCCAATCCAAGTTCCTTGCCAATGGCAAGCAGCTCCTTGGCCCTCGCCTTGCATTTCTCACGCCAGTTTTGCAATTCATCCAGCTCTGATATTTGCTCATTGGCCTTATCTTCGCTGACGGCACTGGGGTTTTGCATCAGCATGAGGCTGTTGTTGACTATAGCTTCAACCTTATCGGCAGAGTATTTGTAACGCACAAGCGCATTGACGATGGCACCGTAGTTCCACACCCCTGCTTCCAGAGTCACATAGTCATTATATTCATTGCCCACTCTTATTGTTACCTGTTTGCGTCCAAGGTCGTTCTGCCAGGTAATGTTTTCGTAATTATCCATAAGCTATCTGATTTTAATTAGAGTTTGAATGAGATGACGGGGCGGACTGCAATATATATATGTTTTAAGTTTTGTTCATAGTGTCCCACTGCGCCTGATATAGGATTTACAGTCCAGGCCTTAGCGTCACTTTGCTCAGAAGATGACCAATATGAGGTATTTTCCATTTTTATGAAACGGAAATCAGCCCTACCTTGCGCAAATATGTTGTTGGCGTTTTTGTCAGAACCGTTCTGCATGTGATACCAGGCTATTCGGGATAATTCACCAGCGCTGGGCAGCGACCATCGCCCCTCGCCGAATTTATCAACAAGCTTGTCTTTTACATTTGGAACATAAGCATTGCAATAGCTGGCCGCTGGATAGTAATATTGCTGATATTTTAAAGCGGAGTTATGTGACTGCTGCACTGCTAATATACATTTTTTAAGATTTTCCGCTAACGTTTCAGTTTCTGAAGTTTTGGGGATGGGTAGATTTATATTAGGGTCTTGTAATATAAAATTACGATGAGCCATTATATAAAGACTGTTTAAAAATCCCCTTGACACTTTGTCGCCAATCGCTACCCCCGCCTTACCAAGATACTCGCCAAAAGCGGCGGATCCAATGTTGGAGTTCCATATTTTTGCAGTAACTTCGACAAACCCAAGGTCTGATACTGAATAACCTTGCGCATACTCTTTAAATCCATCATTTTCTGTATTGCTTTCATCACGCATGTTGGTATCAGTGATGTTAACTCCGATCGGCACATTGTCTATGGATGGGATGTCATATACAGGATAAGAGGGCATATTTGCAAGTGTTATGTTAGGCAAACTGGAATTGTCTGTGTTATTGCATAGCCCCCATGCCACATTTGATATATAATCACTCAGCGCTACCGCCACTGCCCACTCACGCACTTTTGGCTCGATGTAGAAAATGATGCCAATAGGCGAAGAGTCGCTGAAGGAAAGGTCTGCCCCATAACTGCCATCTGCAAAAATGTAGTCACCCAACTTTGCCTTGTAAGCATAGAAATAGACTTCTTTGGTAGCTTCGAGCACCTTGCCACTCGATAGCTGGAGTGTGACAGTGACTGTAGCCTTGTCGTCATTTTCTCTGCTGCCAACTTTTGTGACGGTCACCACACCAGTCTTGGGGTCAATAGTGGCGAACTTGTTTTCAGTCATAGCCCACGATGTCAACACGATGTCGTTTCCGTTTCGTGGAATCACGGACAGCTTCAGCGTGTACCGCCCCTCTTCTGGAAAATAAGGTTTTCCTGTCAATGATGCACTGATTATGTTGTTTTTTGTGTAAGACACATATAAGGCATTGCCCTTGTCGTCAACATTTCCCCAGATGCCTACCATGCGCATCTTTAGTGTAGCGTCTACCTGTACACTCTCTGAAAGCGTTATCTTACCAGTCAGCTTGGCCTGTTTGTCAAGCAGCCACTCCAGCGTTTCGGTCGATACGTCAGTCCAGTCAATGTCGATGATTGTCACCGAAGCAATCTGTTTGCAGTCCTTCATCTTCTCTATAAGCGTGAGAGCATCAATGAGAGGGCACGTAGACTGGTTGAAATATACGTTCTGCAAGTTTTCATACCCCTCCAGGGTCAAGTCATTCAATCCTCGTTGTCCGTCAAGGCGAAGGTCAGTTATTGCAGCTGGCAGCTTTACTGTCTTCAGGAACTCCTGTGCAGGCAGAGACACTTCAGTCAATTTTGTTCCTCTTGCGTCAATGCTCTCCAGACGAGTATTCTTGCTTGCATCCAATGCGCCTGTCAGTGTAGACAGGTTGTGCACATCCAATGTACGTAGAGCTGCGAGTGGAGTGATGCTCAGGCTCGTTGCCTTCAAGTGAATATCACTCTTGGTATCTGTACCAGCAATCAGCTTACGTATGCGCTTACCGTTGAATGCGAACGTTTCATTCGCAGGTTTGTCATACCACGTGCCGATGTCGCTCATGTAGTTCACGCCACACACGATATTCTGAGTGTTTGAGTCTGTCACACCTGTCGCTCTAATCTTTTCTCCAGCCTTGATTCTCTGACCATCAAAGATGGTACTCTGTCCGACGGTCACTACAGGGTACAGCCACATCGCCATAGTGAGGTCAAAGTTCACAGTCATCTGCTCAGTTGAGCGGTAGTTGATGTTGCCTCCCAATGGGTTCTGAGGGTTGAACTCGCCATACTTGGCATAGCTGCTCATATACACCGTCCTGTCCTTGCACCACTGACGTTCGCCCTCCTCTTGAGAGCCAAGAGACTGGGTGATAGGGTCGGTATCGTTGTTGTAGTTTCCGATAGACATCTGATAGTGGGCATATTCATAGCCTATACGTGCCATCTCGTTGTAAGCCACGGCAGGGAAATACTGGTTTGTGGAGAAGAAGTATTTTTCCCAGAAACTATCTACACTGCCGTCTCCGAGCTTTGCCATAGCCTCCAGTATCTCTTTCATCATGGAGCGAAGCTCTGTCTTGAAGCACGCCTCCATCATGTTGTAAAGCACATTGTCCTCTCCATTCCAGTAGTTCTTGCCAAGTGATTCGTCAAAGTCATGCTCTTCCACCCAATAAGGCTTGGTGAGCTTACCCTGGTTGTCAAACGGCAAGATGGAGTCAAGGTCGTCCTGCACCGCACGGATGAGCGATGTGGAGTCGAAAATTCGGAAATAGGTGTTCTTAGCCCTGTTGTCGCAAGCAGCCATCAGTTTCATCATGCACATGAAGAACAGTATGTCTCTCTTGTGGAAATACTGAGTGATTTTCGCTCCAAACTCCTTTGTACGTGCTTCAATGAAGTCGTCATTCACCTTCTCCCACTCGATATAGGTCTCATGGTCAGCGAAACTGTTAGGCAGATAATCAGCCATCTGAGTCTTGATGTTCAGTGTTGCGTGTGATCCGTCAAGGTTCTTCGATGCGCCACCAGGCACCCACTGCCTCAAAATCTCGTCATAGAAATACATGTCATAGCGGGCCGAACCGTTTTCCGGCTTGGTTACCCAATAGCAATAGCTGATGTCAAGTCCTGTGGCTTCTTTCAGCTGGGTGTAGGTGCCGTTGAACGGCTTTATCCTGTTGGAGTGCAGATACACGAAGTTAAAAGCTTCGATGAAACGTGAAATCGAATTGCGGTTGCCGAGGTCGTAATCCCATGAGGTAGTGCCTGCATAAACATAGCCCTCCTCGTCTTCATCGTAGTTCACATCACCCTCAATCCAAGGAATCTGATGCTTCGTCAGTCGGGGGTTGTTGTCAGAACCCTCAATCATCAGCATGTCGGGAGTGGTATCTTTGTTATATCCGAATGTAGGCTTGTCCGCCTTTCCAGAGCCGAATGTACCCATGCCGACAAATACAGGCTCAGCATCGTCAGTTTCCTGCTGGAAGACGAGGAACGGGTCTTCATATACGGCAACACGGCAGTTTTCAAAGCCTTCCACGGCATTGAACTCGTTTTTGCCGACCACCTCATAGTACAGGTCGTTATACATTCTCGTTGCGCCCATCTTGTGACTCTGAGGCGATGATGCCCAGTTGCGCTTGTCAACGAGCTTCACAGCCATCGGCAGACCGTCTGCGTTCTGGTAGCATTTGCCACGGTCTTCTCCAGTCTCGTCAATCCATTTTGAGTCTGCACTTTTGAAATCAGACTGTATGTTCCAAGCCCAGTACTTTTTGGAAGTGGAACCCTGACCCTTGCGCATCATATTGTGAAGCGTACCTGAGTGTTTCGGGAGTCCTATCTTGTGTACCACCACATCGCCCACCGTAGCTGTAGGCTCTTTCAGTGATGGAATCTTGCCTTTATACAAGAGCGTGTTGTACTTGGGATAAGCCTTGGCATAAGAGATAAGTCCGTTCTCTCCGAGAATATTGTTCTTCTCGCCGAACTCTTTCTTTTCAGCTACAGTGGGGAATGACGCACGGTAGTTCTGGCGTATGTCCGTAGCCGAAAGCGATTTCTTGTAGACACGTAAAGCATAGATGTCAAGGTCTGCACCCTGTGGTGTTATCAGTATGCCGCCAGTTTTCTTGATTCCGTTCACTGCCTGCCAGAACTTGTCATTGTCGGCATACACGAACTCACGGCTGATGATGCCGTTGATGAACACACGCACATAGTTCGTGCCCTGGTTGTAGAGATTAGGCACGATATTGATTGCCACGTGGGTGCGCTTGTCTTTCTGGTAAATCCAGTTCTGCGACCCTTCCGTGCGCTTCTGGGCGGTCATGAAGCAGCTCTCCTGCGCCTTTACCCACAATCCCACAAGATATTTATCCACGGTTGACTGCGTGCCCATCTGGAGCAAGATACCATTCTCGTCAGTCACGTTTCGGGTTGCAAAATCCAGTTCTATAGTGAGACCCTGGGCTGGGGTGTCATCAGAATATGCGTCATAGCTGATATTAATCTTAGCACCGTCAAGCACACGGAGGCAACGGGAATTTGTTTCCTTGTCTACCACCCAACCGTCACTGACAAAGCTGAAGCCCTCGAATGTAGCGTCTATCTGCTTGCCGTCAGCCTGGTTGATTATAGTACCAGGTTCTTTCTCGCTATTGTTTCTTGAGCGAGGATTGAGGTAGAAGGCTGCATCTCCCGTAGGAGCAAAATTCTCACTGTTGTCGATTACCACACGCCAAGGGTCACGCAACACAATGTCGCCTGAAGAAAACGACATTGAAGCAGGGAAGTTGTTGTTGTCGGCGGTTTCTATTTCAAGGTCGAATATGAGCTGATATACCTCGTTGTTCTTCACGCTGAACACCTGTTCTGAATATATCACTTTCTCTGTTTCCAGGTTCGTAAGCACGAAACTGATGTCAGTGCTATCCTCCTGTGGGTTGAAAATGGCATAGCTGAAGGCTGTCACATTGCTCCAGTTCTGAATCGGGTTTGCAATATCATTCAGAACGAGCAATGGTGTGACAGTACCTGGCATGGTACACATGATGTTCTGCTTCACGCTTTCAGTTCTGACCGTATCGCCAGAGGTTATCCACGTGTCGATGGAGAACACTCCGTGAGCCTGTGGATGGTCTATCGTTGCGTTGTATGGAGTCTCTGTGAACACATTTCTGCCGAGAGCGTAATCATATTCTTTCACATATTTGCCATCCTGCGAGGTTACTTTCATGTGCAGCGTCTTCTCGATCGAGCCTGTCACACGGACTGGGATGGTGATGGTAGGTGCTACGGCTTTGTATTCAAACTGGTTTTGCCACTTGGTAGCATATTCAATCTGAATGTTCGTCAGAGTGACAGTGATGTTCACGTATGGGGTCTTCTTACCAGATGTGTTACCTGTTGCAATCATGCGGACAGACTGCGTTCCGTCCACACAATAAGGCGAGAGGTCTACCAGTGTGTATGCAGTAGTCTCTGATGCCGGCTGCGAAATGATTGTTATCGAACCGGCTTTCTTCCACTCTGATGAGGTTGAGAGCTTGGTCTCAATCTGAAGCACTGCATCTTCGTTCGTGTCCTGCAGACTCTTGTCTGAAGGGTCATAAAGCTGGGAGGTGAAGCGTATCTTTGCCATAAGGTCACTTTTCTTTGTGGCTGTGATAGCTCTTTCGCCAATATTGACAAGCTTCACGATATACGAAGCTTCACCACTGCCGCCACCGCTGCCCATCGGGATTTCTACACTTGACAAGAGCAGGTCTGCCTGACCCACCTTATCTTTTGACCATTCTGAATAAGTTTCTGACGAGGCGAATATGCCGACTGAAGCCATGTTGGAAGCTTCATCCACGTTCAGCAGGGCGAGATACGAGCCTTTTGCCATATCCAAGCCGCTGATCCTGTCGCCAAGGGCAGCAATCTGCTCCTTCAGGAATTTCTCAACCTGTTCACCGCTGTAGTTTTCCCACGCTGTTTTCAGGTCTGGAATTGGTGTATGTATTATTTGTGCCATATATTATGATTATATTGTTTACTTGCCATATCTCCACCCCTCGTTGCCGAGCCAGGGCTTGTCTTTTATCCATCTGCCGCTGCCGAAACAGCTGCGCACCGCCTGCCATACGAGTGTAGCGCCTTTATAAACCACACTGATGGCTTTCCCTCCAAGCCGTATGGCTGCTATCTGCTTGTTGTTTATAGCTATCATGACTATTCCTCCGTAAGCATATAGTAGGTGTCGGGGTCTTTCTTCGTCAACTAGTTATATTCAAGTTGAGACATGTTCACCAGCTTCGGAATCACCAGGTCGGCTACGCTCTTTTCTGCCTTGCCTATACGCTCCTGTAGAGCCCTTCCTTCATTACCCGGATAGGCTGTGGTTGCGGTATGCCCCAACACCAGGTCAGAACCGACCAGAGAAAATTTCGCATCCTTCCAGATATACAGCTTGTCTGACTCCGTGTCGATATATATCTTGCCGGCATAAGGCAAATTAGAGACGAGGTCTTGGTAGAATTCCCTCTCTGTCCAGTTTTCATACACCCGCAGAACCTTCGCCTGCGTCTGTCCAGGCTGAATGATACCGCTTGCATTGACCTCCTCCCAATTTGTGGCATAGAAACGTTTTTCGGTCTTGTGGAAAACTACTGCTTTCCAGACATTGAGGGATTGCAGCGCTACGCTGACCTGCTCCACTGTGCCGCTGAATTCCAGCACATCGTCAACGTTGGCTGGCAACACATTTGAAAGAATCTTGCCGTCCACGACCCGAGCGTAGTCACCCTTAGGCTGCTTCTCTTCGAGAGCAGCCTTTATCTTGCCTGCCAGATATTCCAGTCCTTTTTGATCGAGATGTGTCCTTGCTTCCATATTCATTAAAACAGTTTGTCGATTTCTTCATTGCTGATGGGAACGCTGACAATGTCTTTCAGGGCATAAGATGCCCATTGTCCCCATTCTCCGTTTTCGTGTAAGCGGAAGAGAATGTTGTGCCCTGTTCCGTAGTTCACTTTTCCGCCATCCCCTATGGATGCTGCGCCCATTATCTGCTGCACGCCGATATTGTCCGCCCAGCTGCATACGTAGTTGTAGCATTCCACGTTCACACCGTCGCATCCCAGTTTGCACCGCCCGATATACTTGTCGTCTGTTCCGGCAACAAAAGATATGTTGTCGAGCCATGCGTTGAGAGCCTTTACCACCGCAGTATAGCGTTTCGTTCCCGTCAGGTTTTTGATGGAGGCACTCTGGGAGAAGTCTTCCACATAGAGGAAATCTTCCGTCTGGGCATTGGTGTGGGAGTTCTCCTGGATATAGTCTGCCACGAGCTTCTTCAGATTCTTCAAGTCTTCGTTCGCACCTATCTCCCGCAGCTTCTCCACTATGTCTTTCAGCGTCTGTCCCACAAGTCCCGCCGTATTCGACTCCGGCAGCACATTGGTCCTGATCTTTTCAGCCGCTGATAGGAGATTGTCGAAAGTTTTAGCCATTGTCATTCTGTTTTAAAAACGTTATTGTCCGTAATACAGTATGGAGTCTGCAGCATCACTTCTGCCATCCAGCCATAGAGGGCGTTCTTCTCGTTCTGAAGCGGAACCACATCGATGCCGTCGAACGACATGCCCTGCAGCCATTTCGGCGTGCGTCTGTATTTGTCGAGATTTATCTTTGCAAATATATCATCTATTATCCGTTCCGTCTCGGACAAAGCCGACTCCACCTCTACGTAGTCGCCGGTGTCGCTCACGTGGGTAAACACCTCTATATGACAGGTGTACGTCTTCTTCATCTCGTCTATCGAGCCTCCCGAAATCCTGTAGCCTGTGGTTTCAAAAAAAACGGCAGGATAGTGCAGCTCTTCGGCAAGCGACGTATTCTGGGAGTCTTCGTTGAGGTTTACGAAATGCCGCTCCTCGTCGGAATGGCGAAGCTTCTCATGCTTGCGGCACAGATGTTCGAGATATGCGGTAAAATTCTTTATCATGATGATCAATGTTTTATCCTGCTATTCCTGATCCTTCGGTTCATGAGTCTGAAGGCATCGAGGGCGAGCATTCGTTTATAGCGTTCGATGAACGCCACGTCGTCGCCGAGGAAGGCGTCGAAGATGGCAAGCCAGTCAGTGGGGCGCGGGTTGCGCTTGCGGTTTTCCGCCTCGTCGCTTTCTTCATCCGTGGGGAAGAGGAACGGATAGGCAAGGGAAAGCCATTTCCTTATCAGAATGAAGTTGAAGAACACGGCGACGCGCACCGTATTGTCCATGCCGTTGCAGAACTCCACCTTCTTCTGCATATCGTCGTCTTCCGCTTTCGGGGCGTGATAGAGAGCTGCTATGAACACAGACAACAGTTCTTCGTTCCCTGGATTGATGGCATAGCGTTGGAAATAGTTGTCGGCAAGCATGAACTGCTCCAGAGTAACGTCCTGCAGACGCATCCCCGGTGACTCATACTCCGAGCCGGGCAGCGTTTCCACAAAGAACCGGCTGCAGGGCTTGTCGAGCTTGCGCATCCACTCCGTTTGCTCGAGTAGGGTATATTTCAGGAAGTCGTCCATAAGCAAGACGATATTCTTCGGCAGGGAGAACATACGGCAAAGGAACCGGTCTTTGTCTACGCCTCCGTTCCAGATCTCCACGGCTGCCATGAACTGCTCCCCCGTCATCTCGTTCCAGGTTTCGGGCAACTGTGTTTCAAAGACCTTTCTCCTGTATGTTACCTTCAGATTCTTCATAAAGTGAAAAAGGCGTTGTGTCCGGCATTGTCGCGGATGTTATACCCGTCTGTAGCATCTTCGACATACTTTCCCATAAAATTTTTTATAAACGTCTGCAGAGAGGCTGCCGACCGGGTGGCGTCTATCTCATACATGGCGATACGGTTGCCTATCTGGCGGTCTGTCGCCGGCGACAGGTCCATATTGTCGTAGCTGCCGGATGCCATCTGGCGGAAGTAGAGACCACGGTCGGTAAACGACCCCGTCTGCTTCATCAGTCTCACCACTGCCATTCTCACCACATAGTCGGCACAGGCGAGGCGGAAGGTGTCGAGCTGGAATCCCAACTGCGGAAACTCTTCTGTTCCGGAGAGCCATTTCCTCAGATCCGAATAAAGCACATCGCCGAGTATGGGTTTCAGATGGTATTCTTCCACTGTGGGGAACTCTGCCTGCAGACGCATGAACACGATGTGCGACCCGTAGATGCAGACAATACGGCTGGCTTCTCTCGGACTCCTCACTATTGCCTGACTACGGTCTGTCCAGCATCGGGTTTCCTTGTATTCCGGGTAGAGCCCGATGTTGTCTTCCACGTAGTCAAGCAGGGCGTCGAGGGCATTGAATCCGCGGTTCTTGAAGTTCTCGCGCATCCTGTCTTCCTGATATTTGTATGCTCCCTGCCATTCTCCGCTTCCCTGCCGCTGGAATCCCTGGTCGGTGATGCGCAGGTTCAGCGCATCGAAATCATGCCAGAAGGCGAGGTTTGCCACAGCCCTCTGGGCGAGAGTAAGCAGATGCAGTGCATCATCGCTGGCGGTATCCTGACTGGCGTATGCGTCCTCTATCTTATGCATCAGCTTGCTCTCCACAAGAGGCAGCAGGAACATCTGCTGTGCATTCGACAACGAGGACTCCATCTTCTGGAACGACAGCGAGGATGAGGTGGGGACATAGGCGGAGATTTCTTTTCCGCCGTTCCATTTGTCTTTACTGAAAATCATAGGCTCATGATAATTTATGGGTTGTACCGGCTCCCGTGTCGAGAGTGGTCAGTATTGTGTTGCGGAAACGGAGCTCACAGTCTGACATGCCGTTGAGCTTGATGAAGAGGGCAAGGGGATCGAGAATGTTCTGTCTGTCGATCCACGCATTGGCGATGTTCACGAGGAACGCTTCGCGGATATTGCTGCCGCCCTGGTTCCCGGCATAGGTGCCGCCTGGCATACCGGCGCCGAGCACGTTGGGGTTCACCATCAGGGCGAAGAGGATTTCCGAGTTGGCGGCGGCAGAGGTGACGAGGTTCTCCTGGCCGGCGTTGTACTTGTTGGAGAGCGGCATGATTTTCCACTCCTCTTCCACCCTTCCGTTCATCTCGTTCACGGCATAGTTCGTGAATATCGGCTTTTCGGCGTTGTCAGGTCCGAGCAGGTTCTTCTCTATCTCGTCCATGTATTTGTTGATGGCCACCCGCCGTTCCTGCTGTGTCTTGAATGCCGAGAGCGGGAACTTCTTGTCCCAGTAGCTGTATGGAATCTGCACATGCCATTTCCATGTGGTCTGGTTCTTGTATGCCTTCTTCAGGAAGCTGGGCACCATGTGGGCGATGTCTACCCATCCGGCAACGTAGGCAGGCCACCATATCGGCTCGCCGTAGATGTCTTCGTTGCTCCAGGAGTCGCGCACGGCATATACGAAACCCTTGTTCAGCCTGCCGAGAAACCTGAGCACCTCTGCCTGTGAGTCGGGGTCGTAGTCGTTGAGCAGGGGCAGGATGTCGTAGCTGGAGGGCGACAGATCCCACGTGCCGCTCACCACGCATTTCTGGTTGCCGTTGTCGTCCGGCTCCGTGAAGCGATACTGCATGCAGTTGAGGGCATTCAAGCCGATGATGCTGTCGCCGGCGAGATTGGGAACGAACTGCACGGCGCCACATCCCACCTTGAGATAGTCTCTCAAGACCTTCTCCATATACCGCCTCACCTGTCTTGAGGAGATGAAGCGCTGCACCTTGGGGTCGGATATCGGTTCCAATACTTCATCGCCCTTGTCGTCGTAGCCTTTCACACGGCAGGCGAAGACTCCCTGCCCGAGAGTGAGGTTGCGCAGGAAGTGAAGGCCGGTGTTGAGCACCGTGGTGTCTCTGACGGTCTTCACTGCCTCATAGGGAAATCTGTTGTCTTTGCCCCATGTCACCACACGCTCGCCGCCCACATGGATGTAGCCCCGCAGTGTGTCGTCATAGGGGAACAACACCCGTCGGCGGTCATCCGAGGTCTTCTTGTCTGTCACGGTGTCGGCGAAGAAGAGTGTGGAACTCATCATCAGCGGCGCACCGTCGTTGTTATACAGGATATCCATTGCTCCAGTCTATATAATGTCCGTTATACTCTATGATGTTAGTTATCTTCACGGGGATGACGTGCATCTCCGGATTGCCTTTGCAGTCGCAGGGCTGGATGCCTCGATAGCGCAGCTTCTTCATGTTCATGCCCTTGCATCCGGTAGCGTATGCCTGAGGAACGAAACGCAGTTTCCCGTCAAGGGTCATTATCTTGACGGAAAAGATGCGTTTGTGGCCGAACCTGTCGGTGCGGATATCGAGATCTGCAAGCATGGTGCTTGCATACATTGATTTCTTTTCTTCTTTTTCCATAATCGTCATTCAAAGGTTTTGTCAAAAGGTGGACGCGGGAACACGTGTCCCTTGCCGGTATCAGGCTGCACCGCCATACGGCGCATATACCGCATGTCGGAATAGCGCCACGTGATGGTGAGGGAGTCTGGCTCGTGGGTGGGGCGCACGATGGAGGAGTCCACGTCGGTAATGGTGATGCGGCGGAGCTCTCCGTCATCGAGCACGAAGGCGAGGGGAGAGTCCATAAGGTCGTAGACGGAGGCACGCTCCTCTCTGGTCAGCCATCCGCTGTTTGCCTCATGCTCCTCGGTGAGCGCAGAGTCGAGACGGATATATTCCCTGCCGGCAAAGCCGAAATCCGAATCAAGCGATTGTTTCTCGGTGTCGCGACCCGTGAACGTGATGGTGTCCGGGGTGCCGTATGGACCGAGGAACACAAACTGCACGGCGTGTTTCGGCAGGTGGGGATTCACGGTAAACTTCATCTTGTCGAGCTGCTGCCCGCCACTGTTATACAGGGTGAAGGTATAGAAGTATATGGTCTTCACGTCGGGATCCGACGAATTGAACATGGCGAGGATGCTTTCTGTGCCTGCCTCTATGGTGTAGTAGTCTTTGGAGGAGTCCACGGAAATCTCCTTTTCGGAATATCTTGCAGATCCTCCGGAACTGTAGGCAAGACCCGCCACCACCTTCAGCTGCTTGCCGGCAGTGAAGACCGACAGAGGGAAAGGCTGCCCGGGGTATATCTTCCGTGAGCGGATGCGGTGGGCGAAATGGGCTGCAGTGCTATTCATCACAGACACCATATATAGCATTCTGCACACTATGGCATTGCTGCCGGCGGTAAGTTTCAGACCGATGCCGGCACTCCGCGGACCGGCGGTGAGCATCCGGCTCTCGTCTGTGAGGGTCAGAATAGAGGAGTTCACGAGCTCGTCGATGCCTGCCAGCTCCACCTTGCCGCCGACGGGCGAATACTTCGACGTGTTGTCAAACACGACGGAGCCGTCATCAGCCGTGAGTTCTATATGCACGTTGATGTCGGCGTCCGTCGCTATCGAGACAGATACAACAGAAGAAGCGAACGACAGATATGGAATTTTGCTGATGTCCATTTACCAGGAGAATATTTGAAAACCGACGCCTGCCACCGGGGCATGGTCGATGAGATTGTAGCCCACATACATCTTCATCATGCGGTAGCGGTATTCCGCCATGATGGTGAGGTTGTGGTAGCCGAACGTGGACAGCAGGCCTACTGAGTTGTCTCTCACAAGTCTTTTCGGATAGAATGTGAAGTTCACTTCTCGGCCGGCTATCCCGTTCTGATATATGGTATCCGTCAATATGGCACGGGCACTGTCGCGCCCGGCACCGGTGTTGACGGCAACGAAAACTGTATCACGGTAGATTTTCTGCAGATAATAGTCGTTGATGACGCGGCTCGTGTCCACACGCCCGGGAACGGGCACGAACACCGTGTCGCAGGGCTGTGGCACGTAGACGGTATCGACGCTGACCGGAGGAACGGTCACGGTGGTGCCGCCATGCAAAACCTCGCCGCCACGAGATCCCGAAGAACACCTCCCCAGGAAGAACGAGACGGCGAGGACAATACATGTAATTAACACTAATACTACATTCCTGAAACAATCTTTTAATCTATGTATATTCATCATTTATTACCTGTCAGTTTGTTGAATGCCACAGAAGCGGCGTGTTTCACTGCCTCGATATAATAGCTCTTGTCATGGTTGTCGATGCAGGCAAGGTTCTCCAGGATAGAAGTGGCGTTCTCCACCACGAAGGCTATCATCAGAATCACCGTGAGCACATCGAAGAACCATGCGCCGACAAGCCATGCCAGAGAGTGATCGTCGTAATGGGAGGCGAAGAAGGCGAACACCTGACAGCTCAAGAAGAGCACGAACCAGATGCAGAGCTTCAGCAGGAAACGGGAGAACTTGGAACTCTCGAAATGCTCCTTGCGCTTATGCGAGGCACACACTCCCGAAACGAGTTCGATGAGCATGATGAGCATCATTGCAATGACAAGCACGGGCCATACGCCCAACGCTGAGCAGATGCAACCCAATACGGACGACAGAGCGGCACTCTGTCCGAAGCCCACGTATTTCGTAGAGGGAAACACACTTTCCATCAGAGCGCCCACGCTGTCATAACCGTATGAGTACAAAAACTTATCAATAAACATATTAACTAAAAAATGGCATTACATCTGCAAATATAGGCAATAGGGAACAAACGGCATGGGACAAGAAAAGGCGTGCTACTTTCACAAGCGGCACGCCTCAGAAAAAATGTAGTTGAATTAAAAATGATGTGATAGAATCAATATTACAGGCTTTGGAACACTCTGTCGTAGAGCACCCAGCAAAGCTCGCCGACATCATCGAGATATTTGGTCTGGTAGCCCAAGCCGCGGAGAACTTTGTTCACCTCTTCGTAGTCGGGCACCTCCACCATGTGGCGGAACACCCAGCACAACTCGGCGGTGCTGAGGAAGCGGATGTTCTCGGGGGCGCCGGTGGGAGAGAACCGTTCCTGGAGCAGCTGCTGGAACATCGAAGGCTCCTTTTTCTTCTTCTCCGTCTTCTTCTCTTCCTCCTCGTAGCGGATGAATCCTATTTTAGCCATGACTCTGCCCCCTTCCCGAATTTTTCAATGAGAAGTTCACGTGCTTCGTCGCATGGCGTGTCCGGGCCATACCTGTTGATGCGTGAAAGGAAGCGCACCACCTCGTCGAGGACACAGAGGAAGGTGTAGAATTCCTTGTAGTCTTCGAGGTCACGGTCGAAGAGCGTTCCGTCTTCGGTGTGCATCAGGAGCGTGCGGCGCAAGTCATCGCAGCGGTCTATAAGGTTCATCACGTCGCCATGGCCGATTTCCTTCTCGAGACGTTCCACGATGTCGGGGCGTGCATACTGATAATTTCCCATATTGCGGTTTGTTGTCGTTTCGTTGTTCATAATATCTCACCTCCTTTCTCTGCTGTTTCGTTTTCCTTCATTTCGCTCTTGTTGAGTCTGCGCACCGTCCATGCGGCGCATGCCGCCGAGAGGAGCGACGCCACGGGAGCGGCTTCCACTGCCGCCACGCCCACGAAGAAGCATACGGTGATGAGGTTGACGCGCAGCACGGTGCGGCGTGTCACCGTGAAGTCGGCTATGCGCGAATAGAATTCCGACTTGCGGTCGAGCCAGCGGCTGATGGCCGCCAGATGGTTGATTACTGTGCTCTTTACGTCGGCGAAAGCCAGTTCCGCCCCCGTGCGCTGAGCTTCCTGCGCCTGGATTGCTGATGTCTGTTGCATATTGCATCGTTTCTTTTAGCATTCCCGGATCCGCCGGGCCGGAGATACAGAAAGGCGGCTGCACATCCCGCTGCTAAAAGAAACGATGGCTTACCCCGAAGAGCAAATCAAAATTTCACGGAATGGCAACCGCCATGTATGTAAGATTATGGGCATAAAAAAAGCCCATGCAATCAGTGCTGAGCAATAACCGCTGCCCGTCGGAATGGACTACCATCATTTCTTTTAGCGCTGCAAATATACGCATAAGTTTCTTTTTGCGCAAGGAAAATGGGGGAAAGTTGTTGTTTTTGGTATAAAATTCTGACGGGAAGGGCGGATGGAGGGGCGGAGACATTATTATATATAAGTAAAGAAAAGCCCCGGAGGACTCCATTTATATGCTGGTTGATAACTGCTGTTCTCTCTTCGAGGAACTGCAACGCCATCATATACTCTGCCTCATTAGCAGGAGTAAGGAAGAACTCCGTCCTGAGGTCAAGGCTCCAGCTATATCGATGCAGCACTTCTTAGTCTCTCCGAGAATCTCTTTCTTCTCTATAGTTTATCTTTTAGGTGGGAAACAAAGCACGTAGAGCAAGCCGCCGATGGGCGACAATATGATGGACGCGAGCACCACCAGCATCATATCGCACTGGTGCTCCTTTGCAGCGTTGGTCACGAGGAACGTACCGAACAGGTAGTAGATGACCAGAATTAAAAGAACTGTTTCTGTTTCCATAATTTTGTAATATTCGGCTGTAAATATACGCATAAGAATCGGACGTGGCAAGGGAAATGGGGAAAAAGTTGCAAAATTATTGTCGTATATTGAAAATTATAGTATTTTTGCACAAAGATATAGCTCTTGTTGCATTGAAAGACTACGTGTGTCATAGTTCACTCGGTAGATGCACAGGGGCTATTTTTTTTGCCCTTTGGATTGACTCACATCCGTGGCTATTTGTTTGTTTTCAAAGCAATTTTATTGAAACTTACCCTGACATCGTTTTCAACTTTCCTCCGGTCTCGCATAAGGTTCTGCATATCTAAAGATCTTCCAGAAGTCCTTTCGTCAAGTTCATTTCTGTATTCACGCACGATGTCTGATTCTTCGTTGTATTTCCCCGAAGAAGCAGAACGCAATGCAGAAACACCGTTTCTGACAAAAGTACGGATATTGCCCATAATGCCCATTTCTATCTCCATAATTTTTGGTTTCCACTGCAAATATAGGAACATTTTTCGTGTTCCGCAATCTTTCATACCAAATTTAGTATTAAAATTTGACACGTAAAGGGCGGATGGAGTGGCGGAGACATTACTATATATATAAGGAAAAGCCCCGGAGGATATTGTTTAACGCGAAGAAAAAGTTGTCCGAATATTTGCACATAATCAAAATATTATGTATCTTTGCAATGTAAATAATAAAAGTAAGTAACAAATAAAAAACTTAAGGAAAATGGATGAACTATTAGAAATGGAAATCAAGTTCAAAGAGGAACTGCTGAGACAGTACAAACGTATTTCTGACTTGTCCGGAATGAGCGACAGGGCACAAGAGGAGACGATAAACAGACTGCTTGACGACCTCTCTGAGCTTTACAGAAGAAGTAAAAAGTAGTGAATGAAAACAGTTCTCCCCAGGACTTAGGGGAGAACTAAAAAAAATAAAGATATGGAAAATATTAATTCAATATTCAACGAGCTGAAGAGTCTTATGGGCAAGACCGATAAGGCCAGTGAGGAACGTAGAGACGAGATTTCGCTATGGCTGAAGGAAAACAGCACCAATGCGGAAGTGAAGGAGGCATACAACAGGTTTATGACCGAGGGGCTTGCAGAGGTGAAATCCGGTGTAGACAAGCTGAGAGAGCAGATAGACTCCCGTTATGACTTGCTGCCAATATCATATATAGCGCAGCATTATTTCGGCAAGAGCAAGGCGTGGCTGTATCAGCGGTTGAACGGTAACAAGGTAAGAGGCAAGGTATATACGCTTAATGACGAGCAGAAGAACATCTTCAATTCTGCCGTGAAAGACATAGCAAGACAGATCGGCTCAGTCCAGCTTTCTTAAGTAGACTTTTATTATTTACAAGTAGTCCCCGAAGTGAGCCGCTTCGGGGATTTTCTATTTGTCAAGTATGCTCGGTACAAGCATACAGAAAAAGCCCCGGAGCAAGCGCAAGGCTCATCCCCGGGGCTTCACGCCAGTAGGCTCTGGCGGTTTCTGTCTTAATAATGCCAACAAACGAGCATGCCTAAATCTCTTCTGCAGCGCGGCGTATGCGCTCGCTCAAGTCTATCAGTGCGCCACGCATCAGCTCTGCCTCCTCGGCGTTGAAGCCGCCAGTGCCGCCGTTGCCATCGATACCGTCCATCTTGTGGTAGAACCACGACGACGACTTGTGGAAGTAGGTATTGGCAAAATCTCTCCACGATATTGCCATCATAACGTCCTTCACCCTGCTCTTCATGTCGGTTATCACGCCCGACTTCTCCAATACTACCGTCTCCATAATCTTTCCTGTATTTAGTTAAACCTCGCCCCGTTTAAGGGGAGAGGCGTTTTGTCGTTTCTGTTACTCGTAAGGTTGTCGAAGCATATTGTCAAACAGCTCTTGCGCAAACCATATCAGTTGTGGATATCCATCGGGATAAGACCTGTTGTAGTTTCTGATTGCTTCCAGGAGCTCAAACTCTTCTTCTGTCACCTTGATTGTCAGTTCTTTTTTTTCATATCGTTTGTTGTTTTATTAAGACATTGCAAAGATACTATAAAAATTCGTAGTATACAAATAAATAATACGATTTTTTGTAGTATATATAAAATAAAAATACCTTAATAAAAAAGCCCCGGAATATTTCCGGGGCTGGTGTGATAAAAAGGATGCATTATAGAGAAACGCTCATTGAGCCTAATTTCTGCGACATGTCGCTGAGGGCGGATTTCAGAGTGCTGAGTTCTTCGTCGGAGAACTGTGCCGCCTTGCCGTTCACTGTGTTGCCGTTCAGCTTGTGGGCGAGCCAGCTGCGCGACTTGCCGAAATACTTCTTTGCTATATACGCCATGGAGACCATCTTTGTTATTTCGCCCATCCTCTCTGCCATGGTAAGATTCTCCACTTCCTTTGCCGTGGTCTTGACCAATGACTCCAGGGCTTCGGTGAATTCCTTGGGATTCTCGTTCTTCAGAGCTTCCATTTCGAGGGCGATGCCCTGCTTTTCCTCTTCTGTCTTCGCTGCCCTGTTCCTTGCTGCGAGTGCCTGTATTCTTTCTTTCATATCGTATTCTAATAACACTGCAAAGGAAATAAACTTTTGTTGATTATACAAGAAAAACAAGGATTATTTTCAACAGATGTTGAATTATATAAGAAAAAGCCACCTACACATCTCGTGCAAGTGGCCCGGATAGTTCTTTTAATTTATATTTTCAAAGATGAAAACATATCCGGCTGGTCAGGCCGTTTGTTGTTGAATTTAAACTGTGACCATTTCTATATCTTTGGCAAGACGGCGAAGCCCCGTCTTGATTTTTTCAACCTGCTTCGGACGTGGCGAGGAAACGCCACTGGCATAGTGTGCGAGCTGCTTCTGGTTGATACCAGTGATTGCCTGCAGGGCAGAGAACGAGAATATCCCACGGTAATAATCAAGCAGTGTTGCCACATCGAAATCATATACCACTTCATATTCCCCGTCAAAAACGGCAGGATAGCTTTCACCATCTTCTTTTCGTCCCTCGATGTAGAAGTCGATGCTTTCCTGCACATAATCCTTGAACCCGTCAATGCCGCCTGTATAGGCAACGACCCAGCCGGGAATCAAGTCACAGGCACAGCAATAGCCGGAGTCTGTGCGCGAAGCTTTCATTACAACCTTTTCCATATTCGTATATAATTGTCGTTAATCCCTGTTGAAAAGAGGCGGCAGCCGTAACCACCGCCCATTGAAGAACCATAAACAAGCACAGGAGGGAAGGAGAAAAAGGGAAGGAGTTCAGAACTCCAACCCTGATTGTTTTTCAATGCTGCGCAGCAAGAATCCAGTGATATCATCACTATTATGGCCGTTGACGGTTGTCACGCCCTTTTTAGTGGGATGTTTGAATTCTCTATGGCTGCCCCTCATCCGGCTGATATACCAGCCGTCCTTCTTCAAATCCCTTAGGATTTTACTCACTTTCACTACTTTCATAGATCGCCTGTTTAAATTCAACACTGCAAAGATAGTAATTTTACTACGAATATACAAATAAAACAGTAACTATTTTACTATTATACAAAAATCACCTTTTTCCCATATTTATCCCCGCCATTTTGTCATTAAAATAAGTTAACGACCCTGTATTTTCGGGCTTTTCAGGAGAAAAAATCCTTTTTTTTTGCTCCCGGGAAGCGTCGAACCCCGCCGCGCCCTACGGAGAGAGTCGCCAAAGCAGTCGCTTAAGAAAGGATATATGATGCCGCCACCCATCTTTCGTGCCTCAGAAAGAGCATGGCAAAGCCGATGACGACCGCTGCATGGCGACAATGATGAAGAAAGGTCACAGGCAGCCGATAGCCATCGGCGACAGAAAAGGCGACAATGCGGCAGGTCAGACGCGACCGTCAACGAAAGTGGTAGAGAGCACCTTCAGACGGGTGTAATACTTGGTCCAGATGCGTTTGTCCACACAGTCGCCGAAATGGGTCGCCTCTTCTGGCAACACCGAATGGCGACGCTCCGAGCTCTTGTCCTTGGCGAACCTGCCATGCGAGTCTTCAACGACTCTCGTGTTCTGCATGGAGATGAGAGTATAGCGGCAGCGTGTGGCGTTGATTCTGACCTTGGGAAACCTCGGGTCGGTCTCAGCCAGTATATACGTCCATAGCAGGAACTTCTCATGTTGAGGAGGCTCAATGCCTGGATGCACGAGTTGTTCCACCTCCCATCCGAACTTCTGCAGGCGCTCCACAAACAACTCATTGTACGTCTTCTTTGAGTTGGCACGTCTGGCATCACCATAGCGGTCACGGTATAGGGTCAGGCGCTTGCAGGCATGGTGGGTGTAATAGGCGATGAACTTGTCGGCGAGGGCGTTGACCTCTGTATCGCTCTCGTCATCGCGTCGCACGAAGAACTCGTTGATGGTATTGTCGATGGGCGCATCCACCATCTGCTTGTTCACGAAGTCATAGCAACGCTCCTGACCCACGGAGAGGAAGGAGGCTGCGCTTCCCCAGTCAACGGAAATCTCAAGAGGCTGAGTGGGGTCACAGTCCATATCCACACGTGAGTCCTGCGCAGTGCGCAGTGTTTCCCAGTTATAGTCGTTGTCTTCAGCGAAGTCACGCACATAGCTGTCGTTGTAGGCATTGTAATAGAGATGGCGGTCTTCGAGCTTATAATAGCAGTGGTCCACCTTGTCGAGAAAGTAGTTCAGGATTTCCACCATGAACGACAGTTTGTCCATCACCTTATACTGGTTGACGATATACGACATGCCGAGGTTCTCGATGTTGTCGAACACGGATCCGAGAATAAACAGGGTGGAATCCTTGGAGACGAACGGAGTAAGCTCACGCCGCATCCTCGCCGCTTCATTCCAGAGATCACGAAACAGAGCCTTGTCTTTGTTTATATAAGCGTCGATGAGCTGCATCTGTACCATCACCATGCGGTTCCACCGCTGGAACAAGGGGATGCCACGTTCACGCTCATAATATTCGGCAGGATCGAGCAGCCATTTCTGCCGCGAGGTGTAAGGCATTGACGAGAGGAATGCATTGCCATGGTGCTTGACGATGGGATGGGCGGAACGTTTGCCGAAGACAGTCTCGTTGCCTCGGTTCGCTGGCGCCACCTCCTGGTCAAACTTCTCTTTGTTGATGGTCAGAGCCTCGTCGGTGATGTTGAAATCAGCATTAGGACCGCGGCTGTTGCCCTCCTGAGTGAGGATGTAGAGGATATGGCCATTGGAGAACGAGATGACATGGTCGAACTGCATGATGTGCTCATACGGCTGATACCATCCGTCTGGAGGACGGCGGCACACCACATAGTCGCCGGTGTGCGTCTGGTAGTCGTAAGGTTTGTAGCCGAGCATGTCGAGCATCTTGAATGTGGAAGGCAGCGTCTTGGTGAGAGCCTGTCCGATGGTGGCCTGTGCGATGGTGGTGACACCACGAGGCATGATGCGCACGTTCTCGTCTACCTCCGCACCCACTATGAAAGACTTTCCCGTGCCTCGGGAAAATACGGCATACTTGTTCTTTGCCGGCAACAGCATATAGGCATACTGAGCCCGGTTGACCCTGATTTGTTCTTGCCAATAATCCTTCTCCATCACGTCTCCATAATTTCCTCCGCTTCAGCTTCATCGATGGGCTGATACAGATTGTCAATAATTTCCTTCTTGTCACGGTCTGAATAGTTACGCGCATCGCCAAGCGAAACGCTCTGAGTCTGACCGTTCTGATTAATCTGGATGAAGAACTGGTTTGCCTGCATTCGCTGCGGGTCTTCGCTGGCAGCCGGGCGTTCGCCGATGATTTCGTGGAGAACCTTCTTCGCCCTGTTCCATTCCCGGAGGTCGCCGCTATGCTTGCATTCCCGAATGAGTTCCAGCTGGTCTTTTATCATCCACGCCTGCCAGAAGTCCCAGTCGAAGGTATGCCGGGACTTGTAGAGCTGACGTGCCAGGGCGATGTCGCGGCGGACAGTGGAGACAGACACATTGAACTTTGCCTGCATCATCCTGATGACGTGCGTGTCGTCGGGGTAGTCGTCGAGCAGACGTGCGGCAGAAAGCACTCGTTTGAACTGCACCTGACATCTTTCCGGCAAGGGATACTTGTCGGGATCCAGGATATGAGCCTCAATCTCGTCATGCGAGATTCTTTCAATAGAATTGTATTTCCTAACCATGCGAGTTGTATTTAGAAAGAAAGCGACGGCCCAGTTTTCCGGACCGCCGCTCTCTGGGCATTATTCATTGCAGAAAAAGAGGTCAGCTTCTCTCCGCAAGTTCATATTCAACTTTAGACTTCTCTGCCTTCAGATTCTCTATCTGCTTGAGCAGTTTAATCCGTTTCGGACTGTCTGGCAGTGGGTTCTCCTCTTCCTGCTTGGTGTCAGACTGGTAGAGCAGCATGTTCTCCTTGCGGGTAATCTGGTTTGTAAGAGACTTCTTACGCGTCTTCAGTTTTTCAGTCGTCATTGCCTTATAGTCAACAGAGTCGTCAGGAGCTTCTTCCGAACTGCTCTCCTGAACATCAGTTTTGTTCAACTTTTCAAGATCAGGCAACACGCCATCAGACTCGTAAGCCTGACGCATGGAAGCAAGCACATCCATATAGTCCGTGAGTTTGTCGATAGACTCGCCGAGGGTCTTGCGTTTGTTCACAACGTCTTCATCGTTAGACTCGCCAAGTTCATAACGCTGACGGGCAAGCTTTGCCCTCTGTTTGTATGCGTCGGCAAAATTGCGTATCAGAATCTGCATCACTTCCGGCATTGACTGGAAGCCGGGCGAGGCTGCAAGATTGGCGATACCGTCCTGCTCATCAACAGCGGGCTTTTCTCCAGTCTTGTCATTGAGCATATCAGCGTCTGGCACGTCATCAAAACGAGGATCGTCAGGATTATAGTAAACCTGAACCACATCACGGAGACATGAAGTCAGCTTCTCCATAGTCCATGGAAGTTCTCCTTTTTTCTGCAGGAGTTTCTGCACATTGGGCTTGTATCCGCTCTTGACCAGAATTCTGAGTCCTGCGGCGAAATTGCGCTTGTCCGGTTTCTGAGCCAGCCATTTCATCGCTTCAGACCGCGCCTCGAAATATTCTTCAGTAAGTATCATAACAACATAAATTAAACATGGCAAAGATAAGGATTAATGGTTGCTGATGGTGGGACAAGGGGGCAGACGCTGAAAGGTATAGAGCAAAAAAGGCATTGCGCTTCACAACGCAACACCTTGAAAAGGAAAATAGTAAAATGAAAAAACACACTTTCTGCCTGTTTGGCCAAGGTTATCCGCCGGCGGCAGCCGTCAGGATATTCTCCGTGTCGCCCTCATAGACAAGAGCACGAGGACAGTTGTACTGGAATTTCATCGTTGTCTGGCTACGCTCGGTATAAGCGGTTCCTGTAGTAGCGCCGTCGCTGTCGGCAGCGAGCAAAGCGCCGTGACCCTTGTCGCCCATAAGGTAGGTCAAGCCGTTGTTGTCTTCTACGATGATAAACAGCTTCCTTCCCTTTGTGGCATTCAAGAATCCCAGAATCTTCTTTCTCACCTTTGCCGAGATGACGGTCAGCTCATACAGGAACGACTCGCCACCAGTCTCGCCTTGAGGCTTGATGGTGAACACGCCTGTATTGTCAGTAAACGATAGAGAGTAAGCCTTGCAGCCATTGCTCATGACGACATCTCCGACAAGAGCACCAGCAGCGTCAAGCTGGAGGGCGCCGCTGCTTGCGGTCGGTTTGTCCGGCCATGTGGCCACATCCTCACAATATCCGAAAATTATTCTCGGAACAATACCGCCCATATTGTCCTGCGCATCGCATTCGAGAGCAGGGTCAATATCGGCAAGTGCATAACATTTGTTCTTATCCATAACCTATGCTTTTAACGGTTAGACATCCAGAGGATTCACGTTCTGGTCGTTGGTACAGAACAGCTCAGAGCGGAGTGTCGCAATCTGGGTTCCGAACACATACTTGCCAAGTGCTTTGAACTTGTAGTCTGCAGGTACGGCCTTGAGAGTACGCATGTCGCTCGGCTTGTCCATACCATAGGCAACATTCTGCTGAAGGGTGAGCATGGCAAAGCTCGAATTCTCAGGCATTCCGGAGCAACGCACGATTTCCACCTTGCCGTTGGTGCCGTACAGGAACTGCTGGCCAGTCTCATCCGGCGACTGCTTGGGCGAGTGAACGTTCGGATGCTCGTCGGCGAACCAGTCGTCATAGAGGTCGCCCATGGCAAACGGAAGGTAGAGCTTTGAATTCATCATACGGAAGCGTTCCGGCATGTGGCGCCACATGTTGAGTAGCTGAGTACCGATATCGGCACGGGTGAACTTACCTGTAGAAACGACGTTGCCCTTACCGGCAGCGATTTCGCCAGCGTCTTTTGCGCTCTTTATGATAGTGCCCAGACCATCGAAAGAATCGGCAAGAGAAGTCTTCTCGTCGGAGGCGTCATACTTAGCCGACCAGATTGCAGGCAGCAAGTCTTCTGAAGCCTGCTGCAGAATGTGGTTGACAAGCCAGATTTCAAACGGATGCTTGGCAATCTCCACGGCACCGCGAACCTCTGTGATGTAGGTGCGGCGGTAACGCTCCGGCTCATCGAGCACCTCGATGACACACGGATGAACGGTGAGGGTACGTTTGCCGAAAGAACCGATGTTGCCCTGTTTCTTGAACTCGCCGGTGTATTTGGACGATACCGACTTGAAGTAAGCCTCCGTAAAGGTGTACGAGTCGGTAATGCCCGTTAGAGGAGTCATGTGGCGCAGCATTGCGTCAGCCCCCTGATGCTCCACAGAAATGATTTCTTTGCTGTGGGCTTTCACCGCGGTATTGACGGCGGTGATGTCAATAGGATCATTCAGATTCATATATTGTCAAAATTAAAATGAAAAAACATTATTCGTCAAGATAGTTGTTGATAGGATCCTTGCGGCAGTCTGCAAAAGGGTCTACATCATTGCCGGCAGGGTTCGTCGCAGGACTCTTTGCAGGAATCTTGTCGAGAACCTCCTTGATTTTCTTGATTTTGTTCATGATGCCAGTCTCTTTCTTCACGTCGTCAGAGATTGCATCGAGAGCATTAGAGGCCGAGGTCAGTTCGTCATCCGCCTTTTTCTTCTGATTCTTCACATCGGCAAGTTCTGTTTCCAGATTGCCATGGTTCTCAATCTTGCCGTTCTTCTCAACAAGAGCATCCTCTATCACCTGCATCTGGGCGGTGGTAAGAACGACCTTGCCGTCTTTCTCTTCAAAGCCCTCGACATTCACGAGAGAGTTGACAGTAACGTATTTCTTGTTCATAACAGTTGTGATATTATTGTTGAAATTTGAGTTGGCTGTAAATAAGTCTGCGAGTTTCTGTAGGAACGACCTCTCATCCTGAAACGCCACACCCTCGGGAAGGGGAATGGCACAGTTCCTGAACCCCGCCTGCATGCTGTTCGAAGGTTTGGAAGGCATCTTCTCTGAAATTATCTCATCGATGAATCCATATTCCAGACACTGTTCTGCAGTAATCCACGGATGAGCCTTCATCAGGTTGAGCATATCATCGACAGTGTATTTCCCATTGGAACGGTCTGCATACTTCCGGGCGATGATGCGGTCTACATTTTCCAGCTGCTTGATGTCTTCCTTCTGCTGCACACCCAGGGCTTTCAGTTCTTCTGCATTCATGCTTTGCCAATAGTAATAGTCTTTAGACGAGCAATGGATGTAGAGCATACAGTCTGAATACATCTTGATGTTCTTCGCGCCGAAGAGCCATGTGGCGGCAGATGCGTTATAAGAATCGTGGATGAGAGTGACATCTCCATGCTCCGCAAATGCGTGAGAGATTCTCACAGCCGAAGCAATATCACCTCCATAGGAAGCCATGGTCACAGTAACCGCCTTCCCCTTGTTGTCACGGAGAAACTGTCTCACGGCCCATGCCGTGTAAGAGGAGATTTCCCCGTCTATTCTGAAATTATTCTTTGCCATAACAAAAAGTTTTAGGCAAAGATAACGATACAAAAAGTCCCATCCCTCAGACGAGAGACGGGGCATATCAGAGTGTACAGGCGATTATAGGTCGGCCAATGAATCAAGATCGAGGATTGCTGAAGGCGAAGGCTGCTGCCCCTGGAATGAGAACTCCACACCATTGAGAGAGGCATAAGCGTCGCCTGTTGTCTTCTTATAAGAGAAGGAGAGTGGTATTTCCGTAGATCCGGACAAATGTACCACCCCATTGTTGTCCATAGAGACGACAAGCCAGTCACCTCTGCTGAGCGTATCGAGCAGTTGCTGGTTATCCTTATTTATATTAGGGATTACTCCCTCGATGCTCAAATCCCAATAATCGCCCCCTGCTGCCTGCTCTTTCTCTTCATAGAAGAGGAAGGATCTGTCGCCAAAAACGGGAATAGCGATGATATTATCTCGCGTAAGAAGCTCCAGAGAGTCAGAACCGCTGACATAGTCATGCCGCAAACGCAAGAAATCATCCGGAGGGAAGGCATAGATTTCTGCCAACCCTCCGACGTTCTCAAAATTGAATTCAATCTTTTTCATACTCTTCCAAACCTTGCTGCGTGACATGTCCGCTTTTAGACAAAACCGCCCACACGTTTTTCTCTATATTTTTCACTAAATTGTCAAAATCCGCCTCACCGGAGATGTTAGAATTGCGCTGAAGCTCTTTTCTGATGGAATCTGTATCCCAGTCAAACTCAGTGATGCCGGTAGCCCGTCGAAACCTCTTGATACGCTCCGCTATCGTCAGACCTGTAACTGACAGCATGGCATTGTAGGTATGGAGCACCGTCTTAACCTCACGCTCCAGCAGGGCATTGAACGAGAGAGTCTCCGTTGGAGTAAGCTCCCAACCATAGCGATGAAACTCATCTTCAGTGATCTCAATCGCCACCCTGGAGGCATATCGCCCCTTGGAGACGGTGTCACGTCTCGTACTTTTACGACACAGGTGGGAAAGGAATGATTTGTGCAAGACTTTGCTTGCCGACAAATTTATCAATTCCTGCCAATCCTCATCGGGACTGTTGAAGTTGACGACAAGCCATTTCTTCACATATCCCTTACACGGCATCCATACCGCGAATCTCTCCGACTTTTTGTTTTTCTTGCTCATATGCTAATTTTTAATTTCTGTTTTCTATGTATGCCTTTTTTGTGACCAACCGACCAACCGTCCAACCAACGTTAAAATAACACTGATAATCAGACAGTTAAGTATCGGTTGGTGGCGAAATCCCTGTTTCCAACCGTCCAACCAACCGCAATTTAATAAAAATGATATTTCCATCAGCAGACCCCAAAACCAACCGTTGGAATCCTATTTCCAACCATGACCAACGGAATAAGGGTAGCAACCAACCACTTCCAACCACGGCAAACCACCATATTATTACTACTAACTTACTCATTATTAACTACTTATATATTATTGGCAAATTTGAAAAACTCTGCTTGGTTGGACGGTTGGTCGGTTGGTCGCATTTTTCGACGTCTGTAAATTTCAAAACTCACTTTTATTTCCCTCTTTCTCCATTTTGGGGTGTTCGGGGAAAAACAGAGGGCAGACATCTCACGATGGCCACCCTCCAAATAAACACTTGTACAATCTGATGTGTCAATCTTTTTCATTCTGATATGCCTTGACAATGTCAAAACGGTCTGTCATCTTCCGGATCATCCTCTGGCTCCACATGGCGCTCGAAGTCGATGCCCATGAATTGCTGAAGCACTCCATAGTCAAGAACGATTGCAGAGGTCTGCTTCGACCGTTTTTCCATCTTTATTACCATCGTTGCGTCAGGATCGAGCTGCGCACCTGTATGTTTGTTGATTTCACCTGCCTCGACTCGCTGCTTGCGTACCTCCTCCTGCCAGATGAATTTCTTGTTGCTCACATCGCCGATGTATGCGGGATGACTCTTCAGATTCACCACAAGAGTTGTCAACGTCAGCGGACGTTCGCCTCCCTGCATGGCTGTAAGATAATGTTTGTGGACATTAGAGAGGTTCATATACATCACCTTCTGACCTGCTGCCATGGCCTTGACAACGCCTCCCTTCAGAGTGACCTTGTCTGGCTCGTCGATAGTGAAGTCGCGGCCGAGCTTCAACGTGCCACGGTCTATCAGGTAGTCCATCGTATTGAAGAAGATAGCCAATTTGTCGCTCTTGGCAATCATCTCGCACTGATGGCGCACTTTCTTGACCGCAAGTTCGAAGAATTCTCCGTATGTGAAAGGCAGAGGAAGATGGGGCGCTTCACTGATGAGCAGCTGACAGGTGGCAAGGAACATCGAAACAGTGCCTATGATACGCGATTGGTCTCCGCTACGTCCGGACATGCCGGCAAGAGCATCCTGCAGCTCTTTCCGGCAACCATCCATATAGGCTGTAAACTTACCCCGAAACAACGGACGAAGCTTCAGAACCTCTGCCAGCAGATACGACAGCCCTTCCTTCTCATACCCCTTCAATTCGCGGAATATACGCTGAGCCTCTATGTCACCGGTAAAGTTATGGGCAGGAACCTCGCAAAGAACCACACGGTTAGACAGAGCGTTGTCGTCTCGCTGTGGCGCTTCCTGGCCAAGGAGTATTATCGAGGCATTGACTTTGGAGGTCTCTATGTCGTTGCCTGTAGCCGCACGGCGTTTCTGCTTTCCATCGCCATCATAGGTAACGGCTTTCAGACCTTGGAATTTCTGGTCGGATATCTCTTCGTCGTTGTACTCCTCAAAAATGCAAGGCACATCACGGAAACGCTCCAGAACTGAGAAGAAGGCAGCATCAGATATCTGGTTCAGATTGCTCGAAGGCGCCGAGGGCACTTCATACAAAGCCCTTATGCTCTGAGCTATCTGAGATTTACCTGACGATGTCTGGCCAATGAAGAAAATGGCAGTGAAATTCCCGATTATAGGATACAGATCCGAGCGGAAACCACACAGAATCGAGTATATAATGGCCCATTTGCCATTGTCCTCGATGCGATAAACGCGGTTCATCAAATCTGCCCACTGGGCAAAACTTATCTGTCTTGCTGCAGGAACATCTATATAACGCAACCACTTGTCTTGTTCGAAGAGGTCGCTGTCACTACGGTCATAGGCATATATTTCACTGTATGCCGGCGAATAGAAGAGGTCGCCACCATGTTCAACAAGTCCGAGGTTGTCAACCTTCTTTATCTCGTATGCCCCATCTTCAGTCTTGTGGAAAATGGCATTGGACCAGGCGAAGAAGTCTTCCTTCTGCTGGCCAAACGTGCGAAGCTGGAAACAAGTCTTGAACTGATGAGACATCCACGTCCAGATTTTGTCGTAATGCTTCACGTTGCCGTTCTCAAAGTTATAAGCTCCCTCATTGACAAGAGCCGCACGGAACGTTGCCATGTTGGCGAAGACCGATGATTTCCACTCTACATACTTTGCCTTTCTAATCTCAGGCGACATAGAAGAAATCTTGACTATTCGCTTGTTCAACTCAGGGTCTTTGTCATACACATGCAGCAATGGGGACATGAAGAAATCACAGACCCGACCATATCCACCACTGTCGTTCTTGAACATATAACATACCGGCTCGCCCTTGCTTTTGGAGAGTAGAGGATAAAAGCCGTAACGGGAGAGCATCTTCTTGTATGTCTCGTTTTGTTCCACATAGTCGGGGAGCGTATTGCCGTCAACATCCTCCACATCGTCGAGCTCCTCGCGCTCGACCTCCGCCTTGTTGCGTGAGCGTTTTCTTGTGAGATATGGCTTGACAATGTCTTTCAGCGCTTTCTCTGACGGCATTCCAAGGTTCTTCGCCCATGACTTCATTGAGCGTGTGCGCGTCACTTCCGAGGCTTCAGCCATCATCTCGGCAAGTCTGCCCAGATAGATGTCCATGACGGCAGTGGTCAGAGTTACGGAATCCATTGCCGGGGCATATATATCTACATACCATTGGATGAAGCCAAAATCAAGACCGTCGCATTTCACATCCACATTAAAGCCCTGCCGGAACAGTTCCTTCAGCAATAAGATTTCATCATTCTCTGCTTTCTCGTTGAAATATGAATTCGGAGAATACACCTCCACTGAATTGTCAAGTTGGCGGAGCTTCTGGATTTCACTCTCTTCCGGACATCCTCTGTAATACACTACAGGATCCGTGCCTACGCAATGTTCAAATTCCTCCCAGGAATTAGTGAGACGGATTCTGTCGTTCTCTTTGTCGTAGACGTCCATAGCTTCATCAATACCGCAAAAGCCGTCCTTTATTGTCTCCCTGCTCTTTTGGCCAGCCATCGTATGACGGAGCTTGGGAGTCAAATCATCTTGTCCGATACCAGTCAGCCGGCTCAAAGTGCGCATATAGTCATTGCGCATAGTGTCCTCATGAACATGCGATATCGCTTCTATTATGACATTCAGTCCGGCCTCACGAGCTGGTTCATCAGCTGCTATCTTATACAATTTCAAGAAGAGGTAGTCCACGAAGCCCATCTCCATTTTCTTTATCCGCTCCCTCAAATCTTCAGGGTGCATCTTTGCGAAATCGTCCGGGTCTGCATTTTCCGGCAGCATTACGCATCTCACGTTGAACCCATAGTCAAGCAGCTCGGGAATCTGTGTGACCGTGGCATGGACTCCAGCTTTGTCGTCATCATAGACCAGGGTGACATTCTGAGACAGGTTATGGAGTTTCTTCACCTGTGTCTTGTCAAGAGCAGAGCCACTCTTGCAGAGAACGTTCCGGACTCCATTCTGAAAGAAGGTAATAACATCGAATTGCCCCTCAACGAGGTAGACCTTATCATATCGGGCTATCTCCTGACGAGCTTGATACATGCCGAAGAACACTGTCCCCTTCTTGAAGACTAATGTATCCGGCGAGTTCATATACTTGGCGTTTGCCGTGCCTGAAATGTCGCGGCCAATAAATCCGATGACACGTCCGAAGTTATCGAGATAAGGGAACATTACCCGCTGGCGGAAATAGTCGCACGATGCATGTCCGTCTTTAACACAAACAAGGCCGGCTTTAACCAATGTTTCTTCGGAGTACGTTCTTGACAACTCGTCGAGCATCTGTCTGTAAGTCCCAGACGCTCCTATGCGGAAGGTCTCTCTGCTTTCCTTCGACATTCCTCTCGAATTGATGTAGGCTTCCGCATTGTCCCCTATATGGTTCTCGAACCATTTCTGGGCAGAATCGAGCACAAGAAAGACAGACTCCCTTTCCTTGTCTCTGGATATTTCTTCCGGAGTCTTTTCCTTTTCCTTGATTTCCACTCCATACTCTCTGGCAAGCATACGAGCTGCCTCAGGGTATGAGATGTTCTCATGTTTGCTTACAAACCATATAGCGTTGCCATGCTCTCCACATCCAAAACATTTGAAAATGCCTTTGGCGGCATTCACACATAAAGATGCGGTCTTCTCGTTGTGAAAGGGGCAACAGCCGAAATGGTTCTGCCCTCGTTTATGCAACGACACATATCTGGAGACAACGTCAACAATAGGCGCTGAGTCCAATATTTTTTGTATATCATTTTCAGGAATTTTCATATCAGATTGTATAGAGTGTATTCTTTTAATCGAAGAGATTGAGCTGCAGTGAACTGAAGAACTTTAATAGTTCTTCTCTTGTGCATTTCAAATGCCTGGCCACTGCTGCCATCTCGTCGTTTGTAGCCTGACGGTATCCCTGCCATATCTCTTGGAACTTGACCTGATTGATACCGGTTGAAATATAGAATTCCCGTGTAGGATGAAAGTACCTGGCATCGATTTTAGTGCCTATAAGTTCACGCATCAAATTGCGCTTCACCTGCTGACGACGTGCAATGCCATGACGGAACATGTACAGGACCACTGATTTTGAAGATCTGCCAAGTCTTTCGGCTATATCCTTAGGGTCCATGTCCAAAGCGTGCTCACAGAGAAACTCCACATCTGAATTCGTCCATCTTTTTTTAGTATCAGCCATAGCAAAAGGAGTATCAATAAATACATGTGACGAGTCCAGAGTTAAGCAAATGTTGCTTGAATTGGTCTGCAACTGCCAATTTATCTTCATCAAATGTGACTTCCCGGGAATGCAATTCATCAAGTGCCCGGCTGACCAGCATCGATGCTGTCAGAGCATCCATGTTATTTCCCTCACTAATCTGGACACAAGTCAAAAAATCATCCACCTTCAAATATTGAATAACACCGGGGCGATCCTCTGCAGACAAGCCTGCATCGAGGATATCGACGAATCCTGTTTTGCAACTGGAGAAAGGGCAAATTACAAAAACATCACCTTCTCGTTCCTGGACAATAACATAGATTCCGTTCTTTTCTATCAAGAATGGAAACATGGCTTCGCTGATTGTATGATTTTTCATAATGTTTCAAGTGTTTATCTTTAAATATCAAGTTTGTT